GTCCTCAATAATTGACTCAATGACAGAGTTAATTCTTAGCTGAGCAGTGTCTACTGAATCTGATTGCAGTTCATCAAATCCAACAGAGTTAGTTCCAAGCTCGTTTTCTCCAATACTGTTTGGGGCTATGTGATTTTTTCCTGTGTAAAAGTTTGCGCTTCCACCAATTGAGTTGGCAACAATTGCATCAGAATCTACGGCGTTAGTTCCCAGTTCGCCAGAACCTACGGCATTATCACCAATAGCAGTGCTATCTACAGAGCCTTGAAAGTAATGCTCAGAGTCGATAGAACGGTCTACATATTCTGCAGAGTCCACAGAATTATCTGCCATTTCAGCATTTTCAACAGCATTTATATCAATAGCCGCAGTTTTTACAGAACCAATTGCGTAGTGTTCCGAGTCAATTGAGAAATCTACATATTCTGGAGAGTCAATGGAGTTGTCTGCCATTTCAGCGTTTTCTACAGCATTCATGCCTATAGCTGTAGTGTCTACTGAACCAACTGCATAGTGTTCTGGGTCGATAGAACGGTCTACATATTCTGCAGAGTCCACAGAATTATCTGCCATTTCAGCGTTCTCAACTGCGTTAAGCCCAATAGCTGTAGTGTCTACTGAACCAACTGCATAGTGTTCTGGGTCGATAGAACGGTCTATATAATTTTCTGAGTCAACAGCTTCTATAGCAAGTTCTGAGTTACCAACAGAGTCAGCATCAAGCTCATTAGGTCCAACTGCATTGTCGTCAATTTTTGCACGGTTAATTGCATTATCTTCAATAGTTGAATTAACTACAGCCCCAAGTGCAATCTGGTCTGTACCAACGGCTCTAGGTTGAATTGCACTACGAAGAACTGACTGGTTGCCTAGTTTTGATGGACTTGGCTTTGACTCTAAAAATCGTAGTCTTCTTTGTACATCAGAGATATTTCCAGTTATGGATTTACTGCTTGCTCTACGTCTACTGGCCATCTCTTTGTACCTTCCAATCCGTGATTAGCTCTAACTCTACCGTTTCAGGAAATGTTGGGCTGTCTGGGACATTTACTTTAATTGTGTTTATTTTTCTATATAAACGGTCATCTAGTGGCTCTTGGTCGCTTGCAAGACGTTGCAATACAAATTCATCATCAGCTGTGAAAGTGCACCAGTCTCCAGGGAAATATGTACCAACAACGGGAGCAAGCGAGCCGTTAACAGTAATGCTGTATGTTCCAATAGGTGGGAGAGATTGATTTAGATAGTCAAGGGCATAGTTATAGAGAGACTCTTCATCTTCGATTTTATCTAAAGTTTCTACTTGGTCTAGCAGAGGCCAACTGCGACCGTTTGGATTGCTAAGTAAATTCTTAGCTGATGCACCAGCATATGGCTGGCTGGCATCATCAGTAAGGTCTTCAATATTTCCGACCACAAAGAACCTCGTGGCGGCATCTTCTGCAGATTCTTCTATGCTGAAATTTATAATGTTTCCAGGGTAAATAAACAGAAGATTCTCTGCACCCAACTCCTGAGGAGTAAGTATGTTTTGAGTTACGCTGTCTCTTATCGATTCCTGAGAAAGCCAGAGAGTACGAGTGAACTGGTTTGTATCGAAGTCGTAGTCGCAGTCAATTCTGTAATCAAATCCACCATTAGTTGTGTTGGAGTACGCTTCTAGGAGTTCTCCGACAGTCTTCTGCTCGAAGCCTCGGATAATCTGAGTATCTTGGTAAAAGCCGCTAAGTACTGTACCAAAAGGCGCACTATAGAAGTCGATGTCTATATCGGCGTTTGCAGTAAAGCTACCGTAGTCTCCATAGATAACTTTTGAACCTAGAGTAGCTATTCCACCTCGAGCGGACTCGGATGGGACATCCAAGATTCCACCTGACCGAAAGGTAAAGCTGTTCGGAGTAGGTGTACCAGTAATTACAAATCTTCCGTTGAAGATAGTATCTAAACGACCAGATAGATACGAGTCAATACCAGTCACAATGACAGTGTTGCCGACCGTAGCTTGATGTGGACTTTCTAGAGTTAATAAAGCAGTAAAGTTTGTTAGTTGCTTGGTAGCCACGTTAATAGTGCGGATTCCAGGCATAGCAGTGACGGGAACATCAGGACCGTTTAGTTCATATCTAATAGTCCTGACATCTGGAACTTCAGTGCAAACAAATATGCCGTCTAGGTTAGAGCCAACCTCAACAACTTGAATCTCTTGACCAGGAATGACATCATGGTCTGCAGAAGTTCTCAAAGTAACTATGTTTCCCGAGCGCTCTTTTGAAATAATAGAAACTTGGATTTCTTTTGCTGGTTTGATTACTTCATTTGGAAAACCTAGACCACCTAAGTCTGTAGACATTCTAAAAATAAGGTCTCTAGCAAAGTCATAGTTATCTACCAAACTACGACAAGCTCCACTTCTAATTCCAGTTGCACTGCCGTTAGCAGAAGTTGTTGCAAATTGATATGAAGTTGCGGTCGGAACATTTGTAATGGTCTGTATGCCATCTACGAGCGGGCTAGTAAAAGTTATCTTTACTTTATCCCCGCGAGAGAAACCGTGTGGTGTCTCTGTATTGATAGTTGCTACTCCTCCAGAGACAGTAAAACTCGGAATTCCAATAAACTCTGAGCCATATTGAATAGTCTGCCAAATCTGACGATGGTATAGGTAGCTAATAAACTCAGAAGCATCCACGGTCATATTGCGTGAAGCAACATCGTAGGAGCGTCCCCAAACAATTCCACCCCAAACGCAGACGTTGTTTCTCATAACGTAAAGACCAGTGCGCCCAGGCATCGTGGCTTCATATAGGTCTATGCCTTTAGTTGCTTCAATAAAAGGAATAGTTCCGCTAAACCCTCCAGCACGCTTATTGGCACGCTCATAAGAGACACTTTTAAAAGGTACCTCTGATATGACCTGATTTGAGAGTAGGTCAGTAAGAAAGTACCTATATACAACTTCTGTCTGTAATGCCATCGTTCGTCCTGTCTATGTCTTTGAAGGTTAAGCTAGCCACCCTGAGCGATAGTAAATTCTCAGGGATGCGGTGCTTTCTGGGTTTCCATTGTCTATAAATTCAATTTCGTTTATTCCAGGTGTGAGTTCAATAAAATCAGCAAGAATATCTACATATCCTCGAGCGCCTTCAAGTTCTCCATTAAAAGCAACTTCTTTATCTTTTGTATTAATTTCCAAAATGTCAGCGCTTAGAACAGCCGTGGCTCCTGTAATTCCTGGAGTAAACTGAACGTCGTTCTTTTTAATCGCTCTTCCTGAAGCCATTGTTCTAGCAATGGTGTCAGATACTGAAGCTGTTCCAGACACACCCTGCGAAGGGATACTTCCAGATACCGTTGCTTGACCCTCTGGAATTACATCCTGAGATGGGATAGTACCTGGCAGGTCAACAAATGCCCCAGTCACATCAGCAGCTGCCACATTTGCTGCAGTTTTTCCATATGTAAAAGTATTAGAGGTAGGGACAGAAGTAACCGTATATGTTCCGTTAAAGGTAGCGTCAATTCCGCTAATCACAATTTGCTCACCGACGAGTGCGCCATGAGTTCCAGTTGTTGTTATGGTAGCAATGTTTCCAATAAGTTGACGAGACTTAATCTGACGCTTTCTTGCTCGAACAAATACGTTGTTAACGTTTGTTGCGTTGATACTTGTAAGTCCAGATTTTGTAAATGTAAAAGTTGTACTAGAAGGAAGACTGGTTATTGCGTAGGTACCGTTTAAAGTTGCGCTACCCTCAATAGTTACATCTTCTCCTACTAAGAATGCATGCGGTTCGGATGTAGTCAAGGTTACTGTAGTTCCAGATACTGCTGAAACAATTACAGACCTTTGAGTTGCTCTAACTCTTTTGTAAGAAAAAGTTGTAGGTGTTATCGCAGAGATAACATATCCACCATTAAGAGATAGGTCTACGCCAGTTATGTTTACTGTTTCGTTGTTTTGGAAACCGTGAGACCCTGCAGTAGTTAAGGTAACAACATCATTTGTCATAGCCTTTGTAACTATTGAACGGGCATTTGTACGAGTTGCTGCATAACTAAATTGAGTAGGAGAAGGGATGTCAGTGATGATTGCAGATGTCTTATTAAAGTTTTCGTCGATTCCCGTAACAGTAACTGCCTCGCCAAGAATAAACTGATGAGGGTCTGAAGTAGTTAAAGTGGCGATGTTAGAGATGAGCACGGCTGAGACCACGTTGCGAGGAGGAATACGAGTCTTAGCGAAAGTAAATGTGTTTAGTGTTGGAACTGAAGTTACGCGATATGTGCCATCAAATACGCTGTCGACACCAACCAGTGTTATATCTTGATTGTTTGTAAACCCATGCGGAACTGTTGTCTCAATTGTTGCGACGCTGTTTGCCAATGCTTTATGGGAAACACTTCTGATAGTAGATGAGTCAGCGTTATATGTAAAAGTAGTGTCAGTAGGAACGGAAGTAATTAACTGGTCACCATCAAAAGGAGCACCCACACCTGAGACATATACAGAGTCATTAACCAAAAAGTTGTGTTTTGTGGTTGTAGTTAAAGTTGCAACGTCTTTAAGGGTAGAAGAATTAAACTCTAGCTGCTTGTTTACAATTGAGCGAGATACGCTGCCCTTAAGAGACCTGACAACTCCAATAAGTTGATTGGTTGTTCTGTTATAAATCTCTGCTGGTCCAGTAAGCTCTCCATACACCTCAATGTTGCAGGGAACTCCGTAGTTTCCAATGTTTGTAACTGTTCCAGACCCAGGATATCCAAGATTGAGATTTTTTACAGGAATTTCAACATACTCATATCCGTCTGGGTCAGCATCATTCCAGGCATACTTAATTGGGTCAGGGGCACGAAGGGGAATCGAAAACTCTGTGCGACCGCGAGCATTAACAGTGTTAATCTCAATATCTCCAGCAAGACGAACAAAGGAAGCACGAATTGGGTCGTTACCAGTTTTTAACCATGCGCCACGGTAAACAAGGTTTGTAGCGGCAATTAAACGGTCACGAGCAGCTTCAACAAGAGACGGGTCTGGAACAAGGAATGTACCAACCAGCTCAAGAGTTCGGGCTTTGTACTTACCTTGAACATCGTAAGAGCCATCTCCCCAACCACGCTCAATGTCTGGAAGTTCTGCGGAAGGGTGCTGCCACCAACCTTGAATATCGCTAATAACCCATGTAACGCCAAACTCATCTATGGTGTTAAAGATAAATTCACCAAGGATGATATTTCCTTGAAGTTTAAGTTTTTCTATGTCATTAGGTTGAAGTGGTGTAAGACCTAAATTAACGTAATAATTTTCTCTAGCCTGGTTAGACATTAGGCAGCACCTCTTCTCATCTGCTGAGCAAGCTTACGGGATACAAGGTCTGCAAGTTCGCGTTCATCCATTCCAGCAGATGGGTAAACATTAAGAGTAATTCTTTCTCCTGCTCCACCAGACAAGTAATCAATCATTGCCTTGTCACGCTTTGATAAGCCGTTTGCATCGAGTGGCTCTACACGTTCTGGTCTGCCTGCTTCACCAATAACAGCCATAGTTCCGCCAGGAGATGCTGGGATAATTCCACCCTTAGCAAGTTTTGGGAATCCAAGTTCAACTCGAGGAATCTGAACACCTAAAACTTTAAAACCACCAATAACAAGTTTTTTGCTTGCTACATTGGTGTTCCACCATTGCTTAACGCCGTTCCATGCAGCCTGAATTCCACCAAGTAATCCACTCCATAGACCACTTAAAGCCCTTGTCATTCTTGCTGGAAGACCCATAACTCCTGGTATAAGAGTATTTGAAATATACCCAGTTACTGCATTCCATGCTGTTCTAATTCCACCACTAATAAAGTCCCAGATTTTTCCAGCACCATTGAGGAATCTTGCTGGTAGTCCAGTAAGGAATGGAATTAATGTATTTGTGACATACCCTGTTGCTGCAGTCCAAGCCGTTTTAACACCGTCAGAAAGGAAGTTCCAGACTTTTCCAGCCAAGTTAAGAATCCTACCTGGCAACTCTCGGTAGAAGTTAAATACAATGGTGAACCAAGAAATTAAAGCGTCCCAAGCAGTAACTGCCGCGTCTTTGAGGAAGTTCCAAACCTTTCCAGCAAACTCCATGACTTTTCCAGGAAGTGCTGCAAACCATGGGAAGACTGTGTTCGTAAAAAATCCTGTAATCTCAGGCCAGAACTTAATAATAAGAGACGGGAGCGGGAACAGAATAAATGCAATGACTTCTAGAGCCTTCATAAAGAAGTCTCCAAGTCCAGGGATAAATGTCTGAGTAAACCAAGTTGTGATTCCTGTCCATGCTTCGCTTAGGAAGCTAGTTAAGCCACTCCACAAGTCAGAAAAGATTTTAGTCATCTTAGGGATAAGGTCTTTAAAGAACGCAACAATCTTGTCCCAATTTTCAATGATGAGAGGAAGAACAAGGAAGAGGATGGCGATTGGTCCACCGAGTAATGCAAGACCACGACCAGCAGCTCTTAGTCCAGTTCCTGCAGCTCTACCAGCTGCTCCAAGACCTCTCATAGCTGCGCTTTTAGCTTTTGTTGCTCCAACACCCTTTGCCATAGCACCTCGGGTTTTTGTAGATGCAACTGTTGTCATATCTAAACCACGGGCTGCTTGCTTGCCCGAGATAAAGACGCCCTTCATAGCAGCTGCTTTTTGCTTGTCTACAATCATCTGCTTCTTAAGCTCGGTTCTAGTCAAACCAGAACCCTTGCGAAGTGCAGCAAATGGGTCTTTAGCAAATTTAAAAATCTTGATAAAGGTTCCAGCAAACGCTAGACCGACAAACTTAAGAACGCGAAGGACTAAACCAAAACCCTTGCTTAGACCGATTACTACACCGACTACCTTAAGAACGTTTTGGACAATTTCATTACCAAAGATTTTGTTTGCAATGTCTAAAGCAGTATTAAGAACCTTAAAGAACATCTCAATGGAACCACTGTCAGTGAGCTTCTCAGATAGGAGAGCAAACTTCTCGATGAAGAGACCAAGACCAGAAGCAGCACCATCTTTACCAGTTAGCTTCTCACCAATACGACCAAAAGTATCTACTGCACGGTTAAGTGAGTCAGTGAACTGTCCGACACCAGCGTTATCGCCAAGCTTAAACAACTCTCCAACAATATTTCCAAGAAGGCTTAATACCTTTGTAAAGTTCTCTGTTGCGTTGTTAAAGAACTCTTTTAGACTTCCATCTTCTCTACCAGCTGATGTGAACTCTTTAAATCTTTCAGCAGCAGTCTTAAAGTATCCGTTGAGGATGTCAACTGCGCCGCCCTCTTCAGTGATAACTGCAAAGATATCCTTAAGGCCGCTAAAGAAGGTCTTGAGGTATCCACCAATGTCGGCAGTGATGTCACCAAGACGATTGAATCTCTTAGTTAGCGTTCCGTTTTGGTTATTTAGCTTCTGAGTCTCTGCCCAAGTTCCAGAAACAACTGCAAGCCACTCGCCAAAGCGGTCAATCAAAGGACCAGCTGCTTCAAGAATATTTAAGAACCCTGTGTAGAGGTTTCCTACTGTTGTTCCCAAGTTGCCAATAAACTTATCGTTAGTTTTCCAGACATTCTCGAGACTCTTGAGGTTGTCGGCATCAGTAATAACCTTTGAAAGGTTAATAGCAACATCTCCAAGGACCTTACCTGTGCCTTCAAGAAGTGGTTCTAGTCTTGGGAACAGATTATCTACAAGGTTTTGGATTGCTATCTCGAGGCGTGGGAAAAGTTCTCTTCCAGCAGCAGCTTTAAGCTTTCTAAATTCATCTTGGATGCTGATAAGGAACTTAACAAACCTTTGAGCTTCTGGAGAAAGTTTTCTCATAGCGTCAGCAAATGCATCAGCTGCTCCACCGCCACCCTTAGCATCTTCAAGGTCTTTTTTAGCTTCTTTTACAGCTGCATTGGCGTCAGCAAGTGTTCTATTGATGTCTCTAAAAGCTTTTCCGCTCTTTATATCTGCGGCAGATTGGTCAGCATCTTTCTGAGCTTGCAAAGCATCTGCAATAGCACGAGATGCATCAATTCGAGCGTCTGCTTCATTTTGAACAGCATCTACAACTTCTTGAGTCTTCATGATGTCGGTTGCTCGCAACTTTGCAACTTCGACAGTCTTCTTCTTTTCTTCAGCCTTTAAGTCTTTATTGCGGTCAATTGCCTTACGCAAGTTAAGGTCTGCCTCAGCAAACGCAAGCTCTGCTTCTTGACGAGCACGAGAGTTTGGTGGAAGGTCTTGAACACGCTGCAGAGCATCACGAGTCTTTTCAAACTCTAGACGGGCTCTCTTCTCGGAAAGAGCGCCACCTTCAGTCTCAAAACGAAGTTGCTGTAATGCTTCGATAGCATCTTCGCGAGCCTTTGTGACATCTTCAATTACTTTCTTTGTGTTGCGCTGTGCAGCTTCATATGAACGCTCTGAACGTCGTGCAGAAATAATTGCATCTACAGCAGAACGCTGAGCATCTTCGTTTGCACGTTGAATATCTAAAATTTGGTCTTTACGGTCTTGCTCGACTCGGAATAGAGCAAGTTGCGCTTTTTCAAGTCGTTTATTGGCTGCTTCAATAGCTTTTGTCTGAGCAGCAGAGCCCTGTTGAAGCTTTAGACCCGCTTGAAGAGCGGCTCCAACACCAGAAAGTGCAAGCCTTAAAGTTGCAGCAGCCTGAGCCGCTGCAGTAAATCCAGCTGCAAGAACAAGAATACCGCTGGTTCCTGCTGCACCTGCTGCTGCACCTACAGTTACAATTCCCGCACCAACTGCACCTAAGATTCCACCTAAAGCAGAGAACGCTGGACCAGCAAAGAATCCAGCCTGAGTTAGGGCACGGAGTTTTACACGATTTCTTTCAGCTTCTTCACCAAAATTATTTCCAAATGCCCTAGATGCAAAACTCTGACCTCCGCCACCAACGGCATTGTTCATAGAGTTAGCAATGTCTTCGCCAGCTTTTTTACCGATATCGTCTAAGCCGCTAAAGGCACGCTGAATCTCAGGGCGAACGCGGTTGGTGAGAGCACGAACAACAATATATGCATCTCCTACAACTGCCATGCTCTCACCTCCGTTTCGTTAATTAGTTAAGGGGTGCATCTAGAACTTTGCCAAATGGCAGAGGACTATCTACATCCATTTCTGTTGCTGGTACAAATGGTTTTACAGGTTTTGGTTCGTTGTTACTAGTTGGGTCAAATGGGGTTATATCTTCGTCACCAAAGAATCCATCTGTCGGAATTAAGTTTCCATCTGCAGTGAATGAGTTAGACCCACTACCTGAAGAACTTTTAATCGCATACTTGTAATTAGTGCCATACAATGTTCTATAGACCGAAGAACGTGTATCTGACCGAGCCTGTTGCTGCTCTGCAGTAGAGACAGCAAGGTCATCTTCGAAGAAGTAATGAATTACATCCAACATGTCCGCTGCCTCCATTTCTGCTAGTCGTAGCCCGCTCACAAGTGCCCTTCCGTTAACGTAAGGCCAGAGGTCTATTGCCCACTCTGTGAGTGCTCTGGCCGCTGCGTAGGGCGGCTTGAATACTCCTCAACAAGCCATGCGGTGATATCACCGAGGGCATCGACCGTGACAATCTTGTCTGGGTCGGTTAGAAGGGCATTGAAGCGCTCTGCACTCTCTGGGAGAAGTGCAACGTTGAAGAACTCTGTAATGCTTTTTGCAGCGCCTGCTCCGTCATCTGAAGCAGCAGCAATAATGTCGAGTAGTGTTTTTCCCTGGAGATTTGGGCGGCACTCAAACTCTTCACCATGGAGCTTAAATGAGAGAGGGGTTTTACTAATATCCCCGCCCGAACCAAAGTCCTTGAATCGGTTTGTCATCTGTTTTCCTATCTTGTGTCTTTGATACCCAGCGGTTGCTGCATACCATTGTTCCTACTTATTTTACCGAATAACTCGACGCATGTTATCTGTCAAATAACGGTTAGCAGGAGTTCCAGGGTGACGCACCATGTGTGCAAACACAATCTGACCTTTAGAATAGAACCGCAGCATATGGGCGGTATTTGGTCTGATTAGGTGAGGCTTTGTGCCTTCGTGGTGCAGTCTTGCATAATTTAAAGAAGAACCGATTTTTACATACTGCCCTCTAGGGTCAGAAAAGTGACGCATGTGGATAGATGCACGAAGTGCCCCAGTCTGTACACCAACTTGACGCTTAGCGCCTGCCTCTATGAGACGTCCCTTTTTTGCTAAATACTTTCCTACATCACCGCTAGGTGAAAGGAGAAGCCTGTCCATTGCTGGTTCACGAAAGATAAGTCTTGCCATTATGGAATCGCCATTGTGATGGTCATGCGTGTGGTTGTGAAACCACCTTCAGGCTGGTTGCCATCAACCGTGGCAATAACTCCAAGACCTGGATAGCCTTCGTCTCCCCAGACATCAAGAAGGTTTACGCTTTCCATCAAAACCCAAGCATCTAAAGCTGCAACTCTATTCGCTTCTTGAATGTCATCAGCATGTGGTGCGTTTCCATTTGGCTGAGTAATCGGGACTGCACGAGATACAGAAATATTTAATGTGGCGCTGCGTGGGTCATGGCAACGGCGAGGAGTGGTTGCTTCATCTCCAGGAGTTCCTAGATACATTTGGATGAAAGAAATTACAACTTGTTCGCAGTCAACTGCAGGCACACCCATTGTGTAATAACGACGACCAGGCAGTGGCATGTTGTAGGAATCGTAAACACTGATAACTCTGTCTAGAACTCCTTGGAGCATATTTGCCAAGTTTTTTGCATCATCTGATACACCAGTGGTGTTTACAATTGACATGTCATTAGCCTCTTTATTTTACGCAGTTACGATAGGGATTGGTGCTGAACTACCTAGCTGATAAATTACATTTCCTGTTAGTAAATTAATTACTTCATCAACTTCAGGGTTTCCTAGACTTGGGCGTGATGCATACAGGTCAACTGTGCCTGGGTCACGAGGTCCCAGGATAGACAAGATGTCCGAATATGAAGCGCTTAATCTAATTGTACCCTCTACAGAGTCCAAAACAGCTGCATTCTCTAGTGTTCTTGTTACGGTGTTATTAAAGTTCGACATAACTGCATAGACACTCCATGAAGAGTCATCCATGAGGAAATCTCCACCAAATTCATTTAAGTAATAGACCTGCGCTCCACCACTAGCGTTGAAGTAAAGGTCTAGTGCAGAAAGCTCAAATGCTGGAGCCTGACCAATAATGCGGCGAGCACGAGGTGTATCTGGTGAGAATACGCGAGAGCGTGCGCGAGCCTTGTCTGGGTTTGCTGTTCTAAGGAAAAGGTCTACTGCGTAGATACCAGTCTTTAGCTCGTCAATAAAGTCTTGATTATCGAGGACTGTGTATGTCACTCCTTGGCGAGCAACAGATGTAACCCGCTGAGGTAGAGCACAGGTGTCGTCATTTTCATAAAGTTTTACTAGCTCTAGCGCAAGGATTCTTGCTGCTGCTCGTCCTGCAGAAGGAGGAGGAGAGCCGTATGTATAAGTTACTTCTACGTTAGATGCAGACCATTTTGCATTTGGTGTGCCAAAGATTGTGGAGTGGTCTGCAAGGTAATAAGTAGATGGGTCTATGATTTCGCCATCTTGGTCACGAAGGGTGTGTACTTGAACAACTTTACGACCACGAAGGCGTACACGGCTGTATGAAGATGTTCCGTCGCCTTGATAGTCTCGGTGGGAGTATCTACCTGAACCACCTTGAGGAATGTTTTCTACTTCTCCATCTACAAGCACGGGAGTGTAGTTAAATCGAGAGCCACCAGCTCTTAAGAATGGGTCATAAGCGGACACATAACGCTCTGTAACGGTTGTAGTGCCGCTGAACTTGCGACCAGATAGGCCCCAAAGGATGTAGGAAGCAGTTTTTACTGCATCATAGGCATAATCGGAGTCAGCATAAATACCAAGCTCTTCGACATCTGTCCAGAGATTGCTCATTCCGTCACCTTATCCTTCTAATAGTAAAGGCGGGCAGAAGCCGAGTAGATAAACCACCTACGGCAATCTGCCCGCCCGAACTAATTACGCTGTTGGGTCCTCAGTTGATGCAATGATGAAGTCAATTGCCTCGTCTGGGTTGTATGTGTCAGAGCCAGGTACGTTGTATGTATCTGTTGACCCCTGTGAGTCAAAGTCAGATACTGCAAGGTATCCACGAGCACGGACTGCTGAACCAACTGGGCTGACTGCAGCTGACGCAATGTCATCTCCAGCCTTTGAGTAGCGGAATGTGGTTGGAGTAGGAACAGCTGTGATTGTGTATGTGCCGTTTAGAGCTGCATCCACACCGCTGATTGTTACTGACTGACCAACTTCATATCCGTGAGCAGATGATGTTGTAAGAGTTGCTACACCAGATGTACGAGCCTTGTTGTTAACAGACTTTGTTGACTCGTCGAACCAGCGGTAGAAGCCCTTAAGACCCTGAGGTGCCCAGTCTGTGCGTGCATAAGCGTATGGACGCTCTGTCGCGATTGGGTACTCCCAACGGCCATCTAGACCTGCGTTAAATTCAATGTTTCCAAGGCCGTAACCTTCGAATGTGTTAGCAAGTAGACCGTTCTCGATTACGCGGTCACCTGACTGACGTAGCTTGACGTATGGGAATACCCAGTAGAAGTAAGGAAGTGTGCTTGCACGCTTTCCGTCCTTAACTGCGAATGACCAAACCTCAACGGCTACACCGTTACCTGCTGGGTCGTCACCAACTGCTGGTGCTGCCCAACCGATTGACTTGTTGTCTGGTGATGCGAAAGAGCCGAAGTTCTTGCGAAGTAACAAACCACCTGACATAAGAGCTGTTAGCTCTGGGTCTGGGTCGCAAATTGCAATTTCCATAGTGATTCGCTTGAGAGTGTCAGGAGCTTTGTATGACACGCATACAGTTCCATCTGCTGACTTCTCAACGATTTCATCGCCCTCTTCATACTCTGGGGTGAATGATGTACGGAGGAATGCAGAAGTTGTGTATGAGTCTCCTGCTCCTGTGAGTAGATTGCCAGCGGCGTCAAGTCGAGTGACTCGGATTGCAACGCCTTGGACGCTGGCTGCGTAGTCCTGTGTAGCCATTCCTGATGCTCCTTTGTTGGTTTCTTAGGCTTAGTCGCTAGGTAGTGTCACTCGCATGGCAAAAAGCATGCTTGGGTCTGCGTAGGCTGCCGCTGGGCGGAATGCCTTGATACGCATGTTGTTAATTGTAACATCTGCACCCTGAGCCAAGTTTTCATTTACAATCTCGACTTTGCCAAGATGTACCTGAACAGAACTAGTTGCATACATCCACTTGTTAGTTGCTGACGCTGTTGCGTTGGCATCTCCAATTGGACCGTTACCTGTATAACCAGAGCCAATAATGACGTCTGTACCTAAACGAGTCATAGCCCGTCCAGAATTCTCTGTTTCGCCCTTTTTGTAAATAAGACGTGAGCCAAGGATTGATGCCATATCGCGAGTCATGTGAATGACACCGCTTTCACCAACAGGTGATGAGGCAATTGCCTGCTCAAGAATCATTAGAGCGTTTTCTGGCTTCTTTGCGCCAGACACTGGGACTGTTGCTGCACCACTCTTACGAAGGTACATGTTGCCTGCGGCATCAGTTTCTTCCTGAGCTGCAACGCCCTCCCAAAATTCAAACTCAAGTGCCTTCTGTGTTACACAGTCGAGTGCCTTTACTACTTGAGCAAAGCGGTCCTCGCCTGGAAGGCTAAATGTCGAATCAAAAATTTCTGCATCGATGTAGAACGGGACGTAGTACTGATAGTTTGCATCAGCCTGATTGTCAGATAGTTCTCCAGCTGCGATTGTTTCGTCGTTTACTGTAAGTAGACGCACATATGAAGGCATGCTGTCATACTCGTAAGCAAACTTTCTTACCCAGCGCTCATCGCGCTCTCGTGCTGTGTGGTTCTGTACGTTAGCAACGCTCAGAATTCCGCAGGGGGCAGGAACTAACTCACCAGCGGGGAAAACCCCATTAAATGTAGCCATTTCTTAATCTGCCTCTCTTTAGAATTCTGAGCGTTGCTTCGGTACGTTAACTACTTAGTCGGCTTAGTACTCGACTGCTGCAGCTGTTGCTCCACCTGTTGTGTCGCGGAGAGCTGCTGCTACACCGTTAACAGAGATGGTTGATGTGATTGCAAGACCTTCGATACCAACCTTTGCGATACCTTCGAATGTCTCGATGAACATCTTGTAGTCGTTAGTTCCGACTAGAGATGAGTCACGGATGATTCCAAGGTCCAAAGTTCCGCCATCTAGGAACAAGAATGTTCCCTCAGCGAATAGGTACCATGTGAAGCTGTCTGCGAACTCAAGAAGTGCAGATACACCCTGAGCGCCGTAGACGTTCTGGTCTAGTGAGTATGAAACAACTACTCCACGAGCAGCTAGGTAGCCGTCGATTTCTGAGTAAGCGTTCAATGTCGAATCACCAGGCATGCTTAGAGCTAGGTCTGCAGCCATAGCGTCCTTAACCCATGAAGGGATAATAACGCGTAGTGGTGCATCAGCCTCTAGGCGATGACGTGAACGGTAAGCAGCAGCTGCGCGGCCAACCTGAACTAGGAAGTCGCGACCAAAACCGATTAGTGAAGAAGTTGTAACAGCTGTTGAAGCTGATGCAATCTTAGCTAGAAGGTTCTGCTCTGCCTCACGAGCGTGCTGGATTAGACCAAGCTCGTTGTGGCGTGCGATTAGCTCTGGGTAAGCGCGTGTTGCTAGGTTACCGAACTGCATCTGTAGAGTTACAGCGTCAGTTGCGACGGTGTTCTCTCCAGCAGCTGTTACAGTCAAGCTAGCCTTTGTTGAAGGTGATGGAGTTGTAGCTGCATCATTTGCAGCAGTCCATACACCAACAGCGTCAGCATAGTCTGAAAGAACTGGTGGGGTGATGAAGCGGATACCGCCACGGTCAGCCTGGAAACGAGGAAGAGCATCGCGCACTGGGCGTCCTGTTGTTCCGAATCCAAAGATGTCGTAACGAACTTCAAATGGTGCAACGTGTCCACCAGCAGCCACAATGGCCTCTGGGGATGTTACATTGTTAATCTTTGCCCAGTTTGACTCAGCATCTGTTGTAAGAGTGCGGTCTTCTGGGAAAGAAGTGGTGATAGATGCAACGATGTGCTGCTCTCCATCTCCACCGTTGACACGACGTAGAGCGTGGATACGCTTTTCCATTGCTGATGCAACAGAATTCATGTCTTCTAGAGCGGAACCTGCGCTGTAGCCAGGAATGTCAGCACCTGCCGTGATTGCCACGGGAGCGGCTGATACCTGAGTAACAGGGCGGCGGTCCGCTGGGACCTCGGGAGTGAGGTCTGCGTTTGCAGCGGCGGTCACTGGTGCCTCCATTGTTTCCTGAGCTTCAGTTGTTGAAAGCTCAATTGTTGTGGTTTCTTTGTTTGATGCTTCTGCATCTTCTGCAACATCTGCAGCTGCATCGTCTTCAGCTACTGCTGAATCCTCTGCTGCCTCATCTGCTGCAACTGCTGCTGCATCATCTGCAGTAGCAACTTCTTCTGTAGTAACTTCCTCAGCAGCAGCCTCAGCAGCAGGAGCTGCCTCGTCTTCTGCGGATGCAAGTACTGGTGCCTCGGCTACAGGAGCCTCAGCAGTCTCGGTTGTTTCAGTCGAGAGCTCTGCGGCCTCTACCGCTTCTGTTGACGCTTCGGACATAGTTTTCTTCTCTTCCTCTTCCTTGTCATCCATCTCAGACTTATCGTCATCCTCGGACTTCTCAGAAGAAACGGGAGCTTCAGCAGCTGGTGCTGCCTCTGCTACGGGGGTTTCCTCTACCATTGGAGCTTCTGCAGGAGCATCTTCCTTCTTGTCCTCAACAGGCATTTCTGCTGTCTCAGCCATAGGCATCTTCTCTTCTTCTGCAGGCATTTCCTTTGGTGTTTCGGAAGAGTCTTCTGAACCATCTTCCTTTGCTTCGCCGTCTGCGCCATGTACACGAGTAGCAGCTTCAGCGGCACGCTGAGCGAGCTCCTGAACTGCGGCCTCGCGTGTCTTGAGCTCAGAACGAACTGAGTCAAGCATGTCGGCAAGCGACGTCATCGCGTCAACTGTCTGCGGAGTAGGCTCTTCGCCCTCGACCGATTCGAATTCGCTGATGATTGACTTCTGAAGCTCGGCGACTTGTGCGTCGTCAAGTTCAGAGAGTGAATCCATCATCTCTTTGATTCGGTCCACTGTCCCTCCTTGGGCAGTTAAGTAGAACAAAATTGTTCTATTCGCTGATTAGTCGAGGCCGAGGGACTCCGAGACGCACATAGGCGTGGAGGCACTCCACCTGATTAAATAGTACAACCTCTCAAAAAAGGTGATTGTACGATTTAAGAGCTATTTCTGGTTCTTAGGTTAAGAGCCTTAATAGCTTCGACATTTGCGAAGAAATCTCAGACTGGTTGTAGTAATCAGCGCCAGACATGAATCCCTTCAACTCTTTAGTTGCAACATCGGCATCTTCTTTGCCAATCTTGTTTTCGACCTTTTTAATCATGTCTTCCATCAAATCCTGCAAGGCAGGTGGAATGTCGGAAAAACGAATCTTGGATGCGTCCTGACCGAAGGCAAATGGTAAGTTAGCAATAACTTTTCCAAGCTCGGCAGAGCTATTTCTGATATTTTCTAAAGATTCAGGATTAAGTGCTTTTGCGTCCAATCGGTCAATAATGCCTATCAAATCGCTTGCTGCCTTGGCTGAAGCCTTGTAGTTACCAGCATTGTCAAGGTTTTCAGCCTCTTCAACCTTTTCTACAACTCTTTGTAAGCCTGAAGTTCCTAAATCTTGCTTCAAACGAGCAAGAACCTGACGGAACTTTCCTTGAGCATCCCGAGGCTGTGTCTCAGGTGTGTACTTAGCCTCGGTATCAGCTTTTTTTGGCTGATTCTTCGCTTCCTGCTTTAATGCTTCAATTTCTTCTGGAGTTAGGTCTTCGATAACCTCGTCAACAGTGGCAAAAGTGCTTCCTACTGAGAACTCATCGTCTTCCTTGTGGCACTCTGGGTCCTCAAGAAGAATAATGATTTCTGCCTCTGGCTCTCCAGCCCCGCTAATTTCTTCTCCAACTTCAGAGATAATTGCGTCAATTGGCAGTGCCATATCCTCTGGAGAAACCATAGTTTCAAAAGATTCCATTGATAAATAAAGTGCTTCTAAATTCTCTCCAACTGAGGCATTTTCACGCTTTGCATGTGTCGAGGTATAGATACCTAGAGCTTCCTTATGACGAAATTGAAGCATTAAA